GCTTGAGCGCGAGCGCAACGAGGCGAGGGAGGAAGTGAAGTTGCTCAAAGGCATCCTCGATTTGATTAAAAAGGAGGCGCAGTGAACTGGACCCATGACCAACTCGAAAAGCTCGGCTACAAACCAAACCCAGATGGAAGCTACTCTCACTCTACAACTGCCGGGATACACAACCCCAAGCCTCAACCGCCTGCTCGGCCAGCACTGGACCCTCCTCCAAAAGGAGAAAAAACGCGCACGCCTCGCACTACTCTCATCATTACGCGCCATGCCTGCCGACTCCTCGATGCCGATAATTATGCGGGCGGTTGCAAGCCTCTCATCGACCAACTCCGCTACGCTCACCTCATCGAAGACGACGACCCGGAAACCATCGAAATCACGTTCCGCCAAGCCAAGTGCAAAACGAAAGCGCAAGAAATGACGACCATTGAAATACGCGAAGCTGTGGGGATTATAAAAGGGGGAACAACATTCTTGTCAAGACAAGTTTCGACTGATACCGAACGAACATGAAGATCAACCCCAAACAAGAAGCGTTCTGCCAAGCCTATGCGAGCGGTCTCTCAATAACTCAAGCCTATATCCGTGCTGGCTACTCCGAAAATGGAGCAGGACAGGGAGGTGAGCGATTGTTGAAAAATGTTGATATCACTAAGAGAGTGGAAGAACTCCGCTCCAAGGTGGAATCCAAGATGACCTACAAGCGAGAGACTTACCTTGAAACACTCCGCGAGCGGTTCATGGAAATGCCGCCGGAATCGGCAACCTGCGCGAAATACGGCGAGATGCTGGCGAAGGCGATGGGATGGAACGAACCAGAGAAGCTCGACATCGTCGGTGCGTTGGAAATCAACCTCACCATCGGTGGCCAAAATTAACATCTCCATCGTCCCGCGACCGCAACTCGCGAGCTATCTGCACCGAACGCAACGCTGGGCCGTGATGGTCCTGCATCGCCGCGCTGGCAAGAGCTTCGTTTGCATCCAAGACTTGATCGTCAAGGCGCTCCAGCATAAGCGCAGCGGGCCACCGCTCCGATATGCCTACGTGGCTCCGACCCGCGAGCAGGCCAAGGACATCGCGTGGAAATACCTTGTCCAGTTCACAAGCCAAATCCCCGGCGTGGTGATCAACAAGGCCGATCTGGCGATCACCTTTCACAATGGCGCGACCATCCGACTCTACTCTGGCGAAGCGTTCGAGCGCCTTCGCGGAATTTATTTGGATGGCGTGGTGATGGACGAGGCGGCTGATCTCGATCCAGCAGCATGGGACAATGTCATCCGCCCTACGCTCACCGACTACCATGGATGGGCGACATGGGTCGGCACGCCGAAGGGCAGGAACCTCTTTTGGAAGCAGTGGAACAGGGCGTGCGCGGACAGCGAGTGGTTTTCGCTTATGCAACGGGCCAGCGAGTCGGGGATCATTCCTGCCGCTGAACTCGATGACATCAGAAAAGGCACGACAGAAAATGCCTACCAGCAAGAATACGAATGCAGTTTCAATGTGGGACGTCCGGGTGCGATCTATGTGAGAAGCCTCGAAAAGGCCCGCGCTGAGAAGCGGGTGACCAATGACGTTTTGTGGTTCAAAGAACTGCCGGTCTACACAAGCTGGGACGTTGGCGCTCCGCTGAACCAGAAGGTGTGGGTCTGGCAGATGGTCGGTGACCGCATCAATTACATCGAGGCGCTCTCTGGTAGCGATGAGTGCGCTACGCCAGCAGACTGGGCAGCACGGCTCAAGGATCGCCAGTACGGCTACGGTGGTCACTTCATTCCTCATGATGCCGCAGCGGAAGTCGGAGGACTCTGGCAGGAGGCGCTCGGTCGCAGCGGGTTGACCGGCGTCTGCCCTGTGCCGAGGCAGATATCGGTATGGGATGGGATCAACCTCGCCAACGATGCGTTCCCGCGCATCTCGATCAACGAGGCCGGATGCGCCGATGGACTTGAGGCGCTCGATGCCTATCACGCCAAGGAGGAGCGTGATGGCGTCACGATCAAGGATGTGCCGGTGCATGACTGGAGCAGCCATTACGCTGATGCGTTCAGCCTCTCTCACCAAGCCATCAAGCGCGGGATGGTGATCGACCGCTCTGCGATACCCCGGAAGGCCGAGCGGGGCGAAGCGTCCAGAGTGGTGGCAGGATTCCGAGGGGGTGGATTTGGAAAGGTCCGGAGGTGAAACGCGAACTGGAACTCCAAATCCTAGACCTCTACCGGCGCTACCCGCAGTCGCGATCCTTTGCCGAGGAAGTCGAACTCACCGCATGGAATGGAGTCGTCATCAACACCGAGGACTTCTTCATGCTGGCCCGCCCGGTGGACATTCACGACCCGCAGGAACGGTGGCGAGATGCCGCACACACATACCACAGGTTGTGTCAGAACTGCTGGCTGATCACCATATATTGTGGTATCAGTCAAAATAATCCTTGCCATTTCGCCCCTTACACCCTTCCTTTGATCGCATGGAGTCGTCGGAATCGACCGCTCCGAATCTACGAAACCATCAAAATCCAACCACGATGCGACTCACTGACCACACTCTCAACCCCATCCTTTCGCCAGTCCTAGCATGGTTCGGAGGTGGACCAAAGGGTCCAAGCAAATCGGAAAGGAGAGCCGCCGCCGCTGCACAAAAGAAAGCAGAGCAAGATTCTATTGACCAAAAGGCTAATTGGCAAAAACAGTATGATTTGCAGGCCGCATCTATGGAACAGCAACGTGTAGCAGCCGAGAATCAACGAGTCAGTTACGAAAAATCGCAACAAGAATTCCAAGCACAACAAGCCTCTCAAGCTGCCGCACTAGCTCAGTCACAACAAGAAGCCCAAGCAAGGTACGAGGGTCAACAAAAACAAGCCGCAGAACAAGCCGCAGCCATGAAAGCGCAACAAGAGACTCAAGCTGCCGAATTGGAAAAGAAGAGGGAGGAACAAATTGCGGCACAAAATGCCGCTCAAGCTAAACAATCCGAAGAAATGAAGGCAACCCAAGCCTCTCAAGCTGCCGCACAAGCCTCTCAAGCTGCCGCCTTAGAAAAACAAAGGCAGGAACAGATTGCCGCTCAAAATAAACAACTCGAAGAAACGAAAGCCTATCAAGAGGCGAACCGCCCCTCTCCGGGAGCACAGGTAGACGTTGATGGAACGAATCAAACGCCAACTAATATGAGAAAGAAAGGCATGCGTAAAAGCATTCTTGCCGGGGAGAGCAACCAGATGGCTTATGATCCCAGCAGGCAGACCACACTCGGCTAGTTTTGACTGATACTCTAATGAACGGCAACAACCCCGAACTCGCAGACAGAGTCATTCAGCGTCATGCTGAACTCGTCCATCAGCGTGCGACTTGGGAGTCACTCTGGGAGGACATCGCGAAATATGTGATGCCTCGCAAGGCGTCGATGTTCACTCAGACGACATCGCCATCCACGGATGATGAGTCGCAGTTATTTGATGCGACTGCGGTGAGGGCGAACATGATCTTGGCCAATGGTCAACTGAGTTGGATGACCCCGCTCGAAAGCCGGTGGTTTTCGCTGGAGCCACCGAAGGCGATGGAATCTGAGGACGAGGTCGAGCAATGGTTCAAGCGTTGTACCGAGGTCATGCAGGCCGAACTGAGCCGATCCAATTTCTACACGGAAATCCACGAACTCTACCTAGACCGAGGGTGCTTCGGGACTGCTGCCATCTTGGTCGAAGGCGGCAAGAACAACTCACTCAATTTTACCAAGCTCGACATGGGATCATTTGCGATCTCCGAAGATGACGAAGGGTATGTGGATACGCTCTCCCGCGAGTACGAAGTCACGGCTCGGCAGGCCGCGCTCAAATTCGGCGTGGAGAACCTCACCGAGGCGATGCGGAAGGATTTGGAGCGTCCCAACTCCAACAAGAAATTCACCTGCATCCACCTCATTTCTCCTCGCGGACCGGGTGAGATTGAGGATGGCAAGCGGGATGCAGAAAACAAACCCTATGGAAGCGTCTATGTCGAGAAGGCGACCAAGCACGTCTTCCTCAAGTCGGGCTTTGATGAGCAACCGTTCTTCGTTACCCGCTATTTGAAATGGAAGAACAGCGAGTGCTATGGCTACTCCCCTTCATGGACGGCGCTTCCAGAATGCAAGCAACTCAACTTCCTTGAGAAGCAACTCGATTCTCTGGCAGAGATTCACGCCTTCCCGCGCATCTTGATCCCTGCGGGGTTCGATGGCGACATCGACCTGCGTGCGGGCGGCGTGACGTATTTCGATCCCAACAACCCGCAGGCCACTCCGAAGGAATGGGGAACAGGCGGGCGCTACGACATCGGCGTCGAGCGGGCTGAAGGCAAACGCAAGGCGATCAATGAGGCTTTCCATGTGGACCTCTTCCAGATGTTTGCTCAACTCCAGAAGCAGATGACCGCTCGCGAAGTCGCCGAGCGTGCGAGCGAAAAGCTCATCCAATTTTCTCCGACCTTCGCTCGACTGACGACTGAGCTATTCAATCCGCTCCTTCGCCGGGTCTTCGCGATCCTTGCGCGTGCTGGCAAGTTCCCGCCTCCTCCAGAGGCATTCCAGATGACCGGCATGGTTCCCGATCCAGAGGTCTCCTACAACAGCAGGATCGCACTTGCGATCAAGTCGCTTGAGAATGCCGCCTTCATCCGCACAAGCGAGATGCTCCTGCCCTTTGCCAATCTGCGCCCAGAGATGCTGGACAACTTTGACTTTGACGAGATCACCCGTGATATGGCCAGAAATGATGGCCTGCCAGCCCGCTGGCTTATGGATGAAGAAATGGTCGCACAGACCCGCGCACAACGAGCGCAGGCCGCACAGGCACAAGCGCAGGCCGAGCAGATGGAGCGTCAAGCCGCAGCCATCGGCAAGGTCGGTGGCGTCAAGCAAGACTCGGCCATCGCTCAAATGCTCCCCGGTATGGCATGATGGCTCCCGAAGACAAATCTGCCGCCCTCAAGCGTGAGCGTGAGCGCCAGCGCCTCACCAATGCCTACCACCGTGTTTTCGATACGAAGGATGGCGCTCTGATCATCGCTGACATCAAACATCAGTTCGCGACCGACTCGCAGGTCTTTCTACCCGGCTACGATTTCAACCCTGTTGTCGCCGCACTCCGCGATGGCCAGAGGGGCGTCCTCATCCACATCGAGACCATGCTTCGCCGCCCCGTCATCGGTGATGGCGATATCGAAACTCCCAAACGCAAAGTCATCAAAAAATGAGCAAGAAAAATACCGACATCCCACCACGCCCCGATATGGACCCGATGCTTGGAGACAAGACCATCGCGCTAGTCGAATGGCTTCGCGACTACGCCCCAGAGGAATTCAAAACGACCTACGCCGGGCGTGAGACCCATCTCGGTTACCACCCCGAAGAGTAGTGGTGTTTTGACTGATACCTAATTTATGGAAGACACCACCGACGACACCTCCTCCGAGCAGAGTTTGCTCGACACAGGAGCCGACACCAACGCCGAAGCGCCTAGCGCAACGGAGACACCAACCGCAACCCAAGGCTACGTCAACCCGGACGGCACATTTGCCGATGGGTGGGCGAATAACCTCCCGGAGGATTCCGCCGCCTACAAGGACACTCTCAGCAAATACAAGAGCGTTCCCGACATGGCCAAGGCGCTCGCGAATGCGAATGCGCTGATCGGAAAAAAGCTTGGCGTACCGAATGAAAAATCCTCACCCGAAGAGGTCGCGGCATTTCGTCGTTCACTCGGAGTTCCCGATTCCATTGAAGAGTACAAGTTCGCTCCCGATGCGCTCCCAGAGGGCATGACATGGGATGACAACAACGTCAAAAACTACGCTGAGATCGCGCACAAGCACAACATCCCGCCCTCGGCGATGAAGGCGCTAGTGACCGAGCACGCGAAGATGGAGCACTTCAAAATGCAGGGCATGCAGGCGCAGATTGAGAAGCAGCATGTCGATGCAGTGAACACCCTCAAGAAGGAGTGGGGAGGGGAGTTTGACAAGAACATCGGACTTGCAAAGCAGGCCGCGAAGCTCGCGGGAGTCAATGCAAACTCACAGGGATTCGCAGACCCCGAAGTCGTGCGTGGCTTCGTTCGCATGGCTCAAATGATGAGCGAGGACAAGGTCGGACGCTCGATGAGTGGCTCAGAGTTCATGACCGGCCAAGCTCGCGCCAAGGACATCATGACCAACTCCGACAACTCTTGGCACAAGCGGTACATGGAGGGCGACCGCGAGGCCGCGACTCTGGTGACCGGCCTGCTCAAGCAGGGATGACAATTTCGCGGGGTGGAGAAAAGGTATCTTGCAAGGCCCATACCCTTGAGTTCCGGGTTCGACTCCCGGCCCCGCAACATTTCTGAAAATATGTTTTGACTGATACTCAATCGGGCTGAAACGTAAATGCGTCAGAGCAGACACCTCCTTGTTGAGCCTGCTCCCTAATTACCCGCCGCCGCTGACCCCACACGGGACACTCGGAGAGCGAAGGGAGCAGAACAAATCCATCAGTTTCGACTGATACCAACCCAACTCAACCAAAGGAATAAAATGGCTAACTTAAACGGCGTTCTCACGAACATCCCCGATCACTACACAACCCAGTTCGACAGCAACTGGAAACACCTCGTTCAGCAGAAAAACAGCAAGCTGAAAGAATATGTCACGATTGATTCAATCGAGGGCAAAGAAAAATCCTACAATCAAATCGACGCCACCTCGATGACGCAGATCACGGATCGCTCACGCGACACCCGTATCTCCGATCAAGCGATGGCCAAGCGTTGGATTCGCCCGCAGCAATACGACTGCGCGAAACTCGTTGACGAGTTCGATGAGCAACTCCTCGGTGAGGTTGTCCTTCCGACATCCCCGATCATCCAATCGCATGCTCAAGCTTACGCTCGCACCTGCGACACGATCATCATCGGCGCTCTCGGCGGCACGGCCTTCACAGGCACGACCGGCACAACGGCCACCGTATTGCCAGCAGGCCAGAAGGTCGCTGTCAACTATGTGGAATCCGGCACTGCTGCCAACAGCGGATTAACTATCGCAAAGCTCCGTGCCGCGAAGTTCCTCTTTGACAGCAACGAAATTGACGAGGAAGAGGAGCGCATCATGGTGGTCAGCGCCAAACAACTTCAAGACCTGCTCCGCACGATTGAAGTCACAAGCCAAGACTACAACAGCGTTCGCGCCTTGGTGGACGGGGCTTTGAATACCTTCATGGGATTCAAATTCCGCCGCAGCCAACTCCTCACAAAAGTCTCCACCGTTCGTTCCTGCTACGCCTACGTCAAGTCGGGCGTGATCTTGGCCGAGCGTGGGCTGAAGACTCACATGGACGTCCGCACGGACCTCTCGCACTCCCTTCAAATCCGCTCCGTGGCCAGCCTCGCCGCTGTCCGCATGGAAGAGAAGAAGGTCGTCGAGATCGCTTGCGACGAAGCTTAAAAAAAAGCACCCCGCTGGCAGACCGGGACAATGTCTGCCACCCACTTTTTTAACTCTCTGTACCTGCCTCAATGACGGACGTTCAAATCTGCAACTTGGCCCTCGCTCGACTTGGTGATGCTCGTATCACCACGCTCGCTGATGCGACCGCACAGGCGCAGTATTGCACGCTCTTCTACGTTCAGACGGTCGCTGAACTCCAAGCCGAATTCGATTGGCAGTTCTGCCGCAAGCTAGTCAACCTCACCAGCAGCACGACCCCGCTCGGAGGTTACACTTTCCAGTACGCTCTCCCCAGCGACTACATCCGATCCATCCGCCTCGCCAACATCGACGAGAGCGAGAATTTCGGACAATGGGAAATCCTCGGTTCTTCCCTCCAAACCAATTTTGCCTCTCCCGTCACGTTGGATTACATCGCCAACATCGCGGATACCACCAAGTTCCCTGCGATCTTCACTGAGCTTCTTGCCGTTAAGCTCGCAGGCGTTCTTGCCATGCCACTCACCGGCAGCAAAGACCTCTTCAAGCAATGCATCGAGCTATATGGAGCGATGCTTCAAAAGCCTGCCTTCCTCCACGCGACCAAAATGACGGCATCGGCGCGGATCGCTTCTGTCT